TTGATTTGGATCCGTAATCATTGCAGGAAGTAATCTATTTATATCTGCTACAGACACAACAAGACGGAGGGTATCTACTACATAGAATCCTCGTTCATTCATTATGTTTGTACCACGCATTAATTGCGCCAAAATTACGGGCAGATCAAAAGGCTCATTCCATCTACGACCCTTAGCAGGATCTTGATTCGATACATCGTAGATTGGATCTACGTAGTTTCCATAATCTGCAGCAAGGGCTGCATCATCCCAAGTCCACCAATTAACAATGGTTCCAACAGGATCACGAAGTTCATCAATCATGCCCTCATCCATAGAGAGGGTTTCAAACCCTATCTTAAATCGTCCTTGGACTTTTGAACCACGCATTGGCTAAGTATGACTTATTTATATTCTTTGACTTGCCTAAATTGAGATTTATAAGCATCAAAAAATTTAGATAGTAGAGTTGTTCGGACATCTGCACTTTCTTTTCTTTCTTTATCTTTTCCAAGAATCATTTTCCATTTATCCCGTTTAAAAGGAAATACTTGAACAAGGGGTGTGCCAGCAGGAATCATCCCTTCAAAAGAAGGATCTTTTAAAACAAAAGGAAAATTTACTGGAGCAATAAATTTGTCTGTATCTACCACACCTTCAAAAATACTAAACGGAAGGTCCCGTTCTTTTGGGTTTAAAAAGAAACAAGAGTATCCTTTAGGAGTTTTAATTGCCCAAGGATTTATAAATTTTGGAACTAACATATTTGGATTTTTAAAATGAGTTTTAAGTTGTTCTGGACTATGAAATTGTATTGGATCTATTTGCACATACTGAAAATTATTAGATGGCCATGAAAAAAATGGAAGTTTTTCTATGTTGTCATGATGCAGTTGTTCTTTTTGACTTACATATATGTCAACAAAAGAGTATATGATGTAACCACTAGTAATAGCATCAAACATTGGCATGCATCTTTTTGCAGTTCCATTTTGACCAGTTTGAGAACCTATTGAGGGTGTTCTAGGGGCACCTATATACGACTCTAATTCAACATACCAAGATGGTAGATTTGTTAAAGCAGGGGTTGGTTTAAAGTCTTGATTTACCCCAATAGTATCGGTAAAAATAATTTCCATAGTATTACAGTACCATTAGGGTATTGATTTACCAATTTTTAACTATTTTTAAAATTCAGATTCTGGAGAAATTTCGTTATTTTCATTTGATGGAACATCAACTTTAACCCAAGTTACATTTTCTTCATCCCAAAAATAAAAGTTTTTATCTGTTGGATAAGGTATAGGAGGAATCCATCTACCTATTTCATTTAATATCCAAGAAGGAAACTCAGTTGGTTTTACATCAATATATATAGTCCCATTCCACGCAGCCCCTATATCTAGGGGGCGTCTTTCGTCAGTAACAGGTAATAAATTATCAAAATTGTGCAAAGTTTTAAACTCTTGTATTAGATCGTTTGATGGAGAATCAAATAACAGCAAATCTACAACAACACCATCAACGATGCCTGCATAAGTTATTTCCATTATTAAATCCTGTCTACTTTAAACTTTATTTGGTATAAATAAGAAGTTGTCCTGGTCCACCATTGGATGGGCCATGACCGTATGCTCCACCGCCACCGCCACCGCCACCCCTTCCAGCAACTCCAGCAGTATTAGTTGCAAAAGCAGACCAACCTTGACCTTGACCTCCGCCGCCGCCGCCTGCTCCTGCTGCTCCAGAATAACTACCTCCAGCGCCACCGCCTGGTGGATAAGCGTTGTAATAAGTACCGCTTGAAGAAAATGAAGAAAAGTTACCTCCACCTCCACCGCCACCTCCGCCACCTGCTTGATAAGAAGATATTCCAGCAGTATTAGTTGTTGCTAACCCTGTAGAAGTTCCTGCACCACCACCACCAGCATTGTTATTACCAGTTGCACCGCCACCTCCACCACCTTTAGCAGAATCATTAAACGTAAGTGTTCCAGTATTTTTACTTACAGTTCCAGCACCTGCACCGCCAGCAGCAGTTAAAATGTTTCCAAAACTAGTATTGCTACCACCACCAGAAGCAATTGTTACTGTATAGGTTTGTCCTCCTGAAACTGCAACATCTTCAAGAATAAATACAGGTCCACTTGAACCGCCCGATCCTGCGTTATAACTTGCTCCAGCACCGTTGGCACCAGCCCCAGCACCAACAATTGCAACAAATTGTTTTCCTGAAGGCACAGTGTATGTACCAGATGTATTAAATGTTTGATGAAATTCATAACCAGGAAGAGTGTAAGAATCAGATGCAGTAGATGCAGGACCGTAAGCACCCACACTTGTTCTTCCTTGGACAACAAAAGTGTGTGTAGTTAATGCATTTAACGGATTATTACTAAAACTAATGGATGTATTAGAACTTACTGCTTGTGCACCATTAGCCAATGAACTTGCTACATAATCAGTAGCAACTCCACCAGTAGCATTAGGCGTTACCACAATTTGTGGTTGTCCACTTACAGTGCTTACACTGTCTATAGTTACCTGGTTAGGAATGTCATTAATTTTTGTAGCACCAGCAGAAGCATCATTATACTTCTTGCCAGTTAAGTTAGAGTCACTAGCCTTCCTTGTTGCCATTAGGAGATCTGACTTCCGTATGCTGAAAAGGACATTGTTGCAGAAGATCCATAGACACGAATACGATCACCAGCGGCAAGAGTTAATCCTACAGTTAGAATAACTGAGTCTGATGCGGCAACTGTTGCGCCATAAACAATCCAGTGTTTATCAGTAGCATTTGAGCCAGCATCTGCAGAAGGTTGTACAGCAATTCGATATGTTGCAGAGGTACCTGCTTGATTTGTAATAATTAAAGAAGAGACTATACTCTCAACACCTGTTGATGTATATAGGGTTCCTTCGGTAGTAGCACCTAATGTGGATGTTGCTACTTGACCTAAAATTTTATATGCTGTTGCCATGTGACTCCTTAACTAAGGTACTTATAAGGTACCTAAGTAACTCTTATTTGTACGGATAAACAGATAAAGGTTAATTGGTACAGGGCTGTTATGTGGGATAAAGTGTCCCTATGAATTTGGTGCAAAAATCCGTCTCTCAAGGGGGCAAATTAACTCCCTTAATTTTACCCCACTCAACTACCTCTGGTATGGGCTTAATGAATCCATCTATTTTTGTTGATAATGATGGGGATATTTTAGTAAATATTAGGCATGTAAATTACACCCTATACCACTCTGAAAAAGATCAAAGATTTTTTAGTCCTTGGGGACCACTCTCTTATCTACATCCTGAAAAAGACCAACGGCTAGTTACGACCAACTACCTAGGTCGTCTTGATAAAGATTATAATTTAATTAATTTTACTGAGGTCGATTACTCTAAATTTAATGTCCCACCTATCTGGGAATTTGTTGGTGAAGAAGATGTTCGCATTACTCAGTGGGATGGCGACTACTACCTGATCGGGGTACGGCGTGATACCACGCCCAATGGGCAAGGTCGCATGGAGTACTCAAAAATAGAATTAGATAAAACTAACTGGACAGCCAAGGAAGTTCAACGAGTTCGTATTCCACCTCCTGTTGATGTTAACTCTTACTGTGAAAAGAATTGGATGCCTATCCTTGATAAACCTTATCACTTTGTTAAATGGGCAATGCCTACAGAGGTCGTTTGGGCTAATCCTGATAAAGCAGAGTGTAAACAGGTACTAGTAAAACAAACTCCGCAAATTTCTCCCGATCAACGTGGTGGTACTAACGTAATTGTTTGGGGCGATTATTACATTGCATTTACTCATGAAGTTAAGTTATGGAAAAACTATTTAAACCAAAAAGACTCCGTGTATAGACATCGAATGATTGTCTGGGATAAAGAGTTTAATTTTATTGGACTTACATCTTCCTTTTCATTTTTAGATACGCCAATTGAATTTTGCGTTGGCGCAGCGGTTATAAAGAAGAATCTAGTACTAACTTTTGGTGTGCAAGATAACTGTGCCTTTGTTCTTGAAATTCCTAAGAAAGTTGTAAATGGAATGATTACGGAGGCCATGTCTTATGGACGTTAAAGAATTAACTTTAAAACTGGCTGAAAATCCACAGGATGTAGAGAACAACTTTAACCTTGCTGCTGCGTACGAACATCAATTGCAGTATGCATCAGCGGCAGGGTTCTATTTACGAGCCGCTGAGTATGGGTATAAGACTCATCCGCTCATAACCTATACCTCACTATTAAAGATGGCCCTATGCTTTAATGCTCAAGGGGAGAGAAACAAAACTGTTTACAATAATATCTTGCAGGCTATTGCCTATCTACCAAACAGACCAGAGGCATACTTTCTATTAACAAGAATTAAAGAACGAAATAAAGAGTATCAAGAGTGCTATACCTTTGCAGAGTTGGGACTACTCTTTGCAACGCACACTTTTAATCAACCACTACCTGGATATGTAGATTACAACGGAGCCTACTGCTTACTATTTGAGAAGGCTGTTGCTGGTTGGTGGATTGGCAGAAAAGATGAGAGTAAAAGTTTATTTCATCATCTGTTAGATGAGTATGAGATGTCACAAGAGTATGTAAACAGTTGCCTTAATAATTTAAAGTTGTTTAACTAATGTTTCCTAATTGGTTTAAAGATGTAGAGAAGTACTTTAGACATGTGCCAAGTGTTCCACTTCGTGCACTGCAGATTGGGACCTATACAGGCGATGCCACTGAGTGGCTATTAAATAATCGGGAGATTGAATATCTAGATGATGTAGATACTTGGGAAGGCAGTGAAGAAGTTGCCCATGAATCTCTAGATTTTTCTTCAGTAGAGGCTTACTACGATTCAAGATTTCCAAAGGATGGAAGAGTCTTAAAACATAAGATGACCAGTGATGAGTTCTTTTTAAAAGGCGCCAGTTCATATAACTTCATATACATAGATGGGGATCACACAGCCCTACAGACCGCTATAGATGGCTTGAATGGCTTTAGACACCTGGAATCAGGTGGGGTGATGGCATTTGATGACTACCTTTGGAACTACGGCGGTAAGGAGTACCTAGAGCCTAAGAGAGGCGTTGATTGCTTCCTTAATGTATGTAGGGGCGAGTATACGATCATTGAATCTGGCTACCAGGTATGGATTGAGAAGTGTTAGATAACGCCTGCTTTGAGGTCTTTCATACTGATACTGGAAATGAATTAAGAAACAAATCTTACGAGGGCATTTTAAAATCTATGTCATTCTTGCCTCGTCTTGGTTCTGAGACTGTATATCTAAATACAGCAGAAAAAGCAACGGAGTTCTTAAGTAAGAAACCTGAGTTTAAAGTAAATACTGTTACCGACTTCTGTAAGCCAGGAGAAACCTTCCCACCATCATCTGGAGTTATAGGAGTTTGGGCAAGCAATTACTTGGCGTATAAAAAGTTTTTAGAGTCTAAATACGACACACTAATTATTTTTGAAGATGACATAGTAATAAGTAGTAACTTTAAAAATATTGCAAGTATTTATATGAGTGAACTTATGCCTGTCTGGGATTTCTTTTCATTTTTTGTTCCTGATGATTCTTTGTTTGCTTACAATCCTTTAGAACACGATGTGTATCAAGACTATATCTGTCTTTCATATCAACAGTGGTCATGTGCAGGATATGCTGTAAGCAGACGTGGTGCAGAAAAAGCAATAAAGGATGTTGAATCTAAAGGAATTAATTGCCCTGTAGATTGGTATATCTTTAACTTTAGAATGAAACAAGAAGAAAACCAAATAAAGTTTAATACGTTTACGGTAAAACCGCAGATATATAAACCTATAAAGTTTTTACAAGCAGCAGCGCAGTACAGTCAAATACATAACGGTAGTACAGAACTTTTTTAGTTACATTCCACCTAGCATTAAGACATCAGCAACAGTAGCACTGCCTGATGGTGAAGTGCCTGCAGTTCCTTGGGTTCCTTGAATTGCAGTACCTTGAGTACCTTGAGCACCCTCGGTACCTTGAGTTCCTTGAGTTCCTTGTGTTCCTTGAGAACCAACTGTGCCTTGAGTTCCTTCAGTACCCTGAGTTCCATCGGTTCCTTGGGTTCCTTGAGCACCTACTGTACCTTGAACGCCCTGTACTCCTTGAACGCCCTGAGTTCCTTGAGCACCCGTATCACCCTTGTCACCAACACGAGCAAATGTTACATATAGGTTGTCATTATTAATGACTGACAGAGTTCCTGTTACATGAGCAATTGGGACGTTAAAGTATGCTCCACCACTTTCGTGCGTATGAGTACCAGTAATTTGGAAGAATGCAAAACTGTTCGCATCTCCAACTTCGGTGAACTTGATAGTTCCTTTAATTCCAGAGGTTGAGTCATCAATTGTTTGTAGTAGTTGTGAAATGTCATTTGAAGCAAAATCAAGGTTGTCTATGTACAACGCAGTTGCACTAGAGATAGTTGCATTATTAAACTTTAAATTTCCATTACCTGGATCAGTATTTTCTGTATTAGTTAAGAAATTATATTCATGAGTTTCGCCACCAAATGTTCCAGTAGCACCCTGAGTTCCAAGAGTTCCCTGAGTTCCTTGTGTGCCCTGTGTACCCTGAG